AAATGTTCCGGCTGCTGGAGCGGTTACGCCAATGGCAGGAGGCGAGGCAAAGTAATTCGTGAATCCAGTCCCGGAGACGGTAGAAGAGGCTGATAGGGTAGTCGCGGCCACTGCACCCTGAAAGGCAATCGCGGCTAGGGTTCCGGAACCGTTGTCTGTAACGCTGGTATCGCAAGCCACGGTTGTGCCTGCACCTGAGTAGTATGCATTTCCGGGGCCGCCGCAGGTTCCGACCGTGCCAGAGCCTCCGCCCCCGGTTCCGCCCACCGTAATCGGGATGACCAGCGTTTGAATCGTGATGCCATTGACCACGCCGTATACCTGAATGTAGTAATTGCCCGATGCGGCAAAGATCGAGGCGAGGCCGTTCAAATCCGTGAACAGTGGCTGGGCGACTGGAGAGCCTGAGAATCCGCTGTAAACCGTTGCCTCAGAACTCCCGCCGCAGGGAACTACCACCGTAGGCTGAGACGTACAGACAGCAATCGAAGCTCCGGCTAAGGGTTGCCCTTGCTGATTGATGAAGTTCTGCGTCCAGACGGACTGCTGGCCCCAGGACAAAGGAGCCAGCCCAAGCATGAAGAGCCATAGGATTAACCTTTTCACGGCTCTCCTTAGAGTTGGAAGAAGTCCATTTCTTGTGCAACCGGGGCCGCCGCCGATCCCGATGCGTTGCTGAACCGCAAGTTAATGAGCCCCGCCTTCCCGAGAGAAGTCCAAACAACCGTGCCATCTGTCGTGGTGCCCAGCTTGGCAGTGGCGAAGGCGGAAAAGCCGATGAACGTTGAAGCAGTCGTTCCTGCGGTCGTGCAGACGAACAGGAAGCTATTCAGGATCATGTAAGCCCCAAGCGAAACCGATGCACTGGTGCCCGGATAGAGCGGCATCTGATAGCCAACTACGCTTGCCGAGATCCCAACGCCGTCAGGGATGCCTTGCGGTCGCATCCAGTTCGTGCTGGGCTGCGTGTTCCATGTCGAACTCGTATTCGGCACGATGATGAAGTAATCAACTGCTGTATTCGCTCCGACCGAAGGCAAGGGTTGCTGGATACCGGAACCGTTGAATGTCGGCTCCGCCTGCCCAGTGCCATAAATCAGCACTTGCACTGCAGTTGTCGCAATCGGGAAGGCCAAAAGCGTTCCCTGTGTGGTCACGAAGTTCGACTGCACCTGAGTGGTCGAGAGGGCTGCGGTATTGAGCAGCGCCGAACCTGCCGCACCAGATGAGGAATAGACGCGCCATGCCACAACCGTGCCGTTGTTCGTTGGAACGGTGGGCTGCGTGATAGTGAACGCGCCAGAGCCAGCAGAGATGGCAACCGTCGCTTCAGTCGAGACTACGCTTTCTCCGGAAGCCGTTACCCAAGAGATCGCCGCGCGAGCCGTGCCGGAGCCTAACGAACCAGCACCAGCGTTGTAAGCCAAGGCAGGGGCCGCACCGCCAAGAGCGCCGAAGTCGGTTTGTTTGACTTCGTAGTAAGCGCCGGGAGCATTGACGCCGCGGTAGGAAGAGAGATAGCCCTTCGAAGTAGAGGGATACGGCTGTGCCATGATTTACCGTCCTTGGCCTATGTACTTAGGCTCTTTTGGTTCGAGAGCGCCTTGCCCAGTGTGCTGGTCCGGTCGCAAATACGGGGGCCGTATTCAGGCCCACCGTAGCACGCTTACGACATGGATTCAAGCTCTTTCACGACATGGTACAGCGGATGCTCGGGCACGATGAAGGGTTCGCCTTCAGGATGCTTTTCATCGGGAGCCTTGAAGTCCCAGTGTCGGGGCTGAATATAGAGCTCGCAAAGTGGGCAGATTCCGCGAGGGGCACGGTCGGGGAAGTTGTGCTGCAGACAGATCGCCCAACGCTGATTCTTGTCTTTGTGGGCGCAAGCATTCTGTCGTTCGAGCTTAGCCTTCATCAGTTCAATGAACTGTTGACGATTCTGGGCTCTCGATCGCTTCTCCCGCGCTTCTAACGCAGGATCAACGTAAGGTTTCAGGGCTTCCTTGATCTTGTCAGGGGTCAAGGCCAAAGAGGGTAGGACTTCTTTCAGCGTGGCTACTAGATCCTGCATGGCAGAGGCTTCAGATTGCGCCATAGTTCTCCTATTCGAATGCGTTCGAAATGTTCAATGCTACAACTTGGCCCTCATCTCGATTGCGATACGGCTGAGTGTACACCGCCCAACGTTCGGAATTAAAGCCTTCTGATTCGCCAAACTCTTCTACCACTTCGGGATAGGTCAGCAGGCCTTTTCCCATGAGCAGAACTAAGACAGTGCGCCAGCCACGCTTCTCTTCTGTTGGCAAGTCTCTTTCATCGGTCGGGGCCCATGAAAACTCCGACATCCAGCCCTTCGGAAACCCCGAGAGATAGACCAGCTTCCCTCCGATGTCGGCATAGAGGCCCCAGTCATCTTCGAAGTTAAGCTGATGCCGCACATAGATCAGGGGGTTGAGCTTCTGTACACGGGCAATAAACTCGCTCGAATGCATCGAGAATCCCCGGCGAGTCTCCGAATCCGTGAATAAAACATGATCCGAAAGCCTGTAGAGATCGTGCAGAGGCTCGATCTTCGTCTGCTGATACTTTTCCCGCTCTTCGGTCCATGAGAGCACTTCCCCGGCAAGGATTCTCGGGTCGAGAATGTTCACGATGCCTCTGGCTCCACAGTAGTCTCGATTCCGCCTAATCTGGGCACCAGTTTCAATTTCCCCTGATCGTCCATGTAGACGGCCACAATCCCCCCGGGCTCTACGATGTCGGTGTCTTCCGGAGCATGCTCTTCGTTCTCCTCAACCTGCGAGGCCAAGTGTGTCAGGTTGCTGGTGTGCGTGACAATTACCGTAGGCAGACCCTCATATGGAACTGCCAGATAGTCCATAATGACATCCCTTGCCCGAAACTCAGTCAGGGATTCCCCGTCAGGAATCTGTTCGTCAGGATGCTCGATGTAATAGGCCAGCCTTTTCTGGTTCTTTTCGTCCTTCGGCTTGCCGGCAAACCCTGCAATGTTCCACGGTCGGAGATTGTAGTCAGGAGAGACGTATGGGCAGGCTGTCGTTCCAGCCCCCTGAATGGCATCCGCGGTCTGCATGGCTCGGTCCAGATCGGACGAGATGATCCGCCCTAAACGCTCATACGCAAAAAAGCCTGCAATTTGCTCACAGGCCCTCATGCCCTCTTCGTTCAGTTGATAGTTTTCCCAGCCGCGAAAGCAGTTGTCGGCGTTCGCAGCGGTTTCACCATGTCTGACTATATAGCCAATCGGCGCCTGATAGGGATTCGATAAGTAGTCCATATGTAAAAAGCGGGGAGCATGACTCCCCGCCCTAGAAGTTGGATCACCCCCTCTCGTCAGTTAGGCCGACTCAAAGAGAGAAAACTCCGTCATTGTATTCACATTCGAAGCGTTGGAGGCAGAGAGCGTCGAAACCATCACAAAGTTCAAGTCTTGCTCTCCCACCAATGCCGTCGCAGCCGTAATCGCAGCGCGAGTGTCATACAGATCGTTGATGATGTCTTCGAACGTCCCCTGCAAGGTGTACGTCGTGCCCACGGCTGCCAGTTGCAGAGTCGCATTCAGGCTCCAAGTCCCAGTCGTGGTGTTGACCGCACGGGCCGTCGAAGTTGCCAGCAGGTTCCAGCCCGTGAAAGTCGTGGCCGAAAGCAGACTGGTGTTGTTCGAAGAGAAGCCAGCCGCCACAATCACCGACAGCGGGACTTCATAGAGCTTGAGAGTCAGGTTGGCCGACGTTCCGGTGATGCACTGTCCGGTAGCGTAGAGGCCGAGTTTTTTTCCGGTGCCTGCGAAGCGTCCGGGATTGCCGAGTGCCAGCGGAATGACTCCACCGCCGCCCAATGAGACTGCCCCTGAGTTGAGAGAGAAAGCCGTCGCCGTGGTGCCTGCGACAGCGTTGGTCAGCGGCGCGATCGTGTTCTGGATCGTGCTGAGTACGGGCAGCGTTTGAATCTGCGATTTGATTACATCTACTGGCATGTGAGTTCACCCTTTCGGCGTTCAGGTTTGCGTTCGTTAAACTGCTGAGGTCTCGCCCCTTACGCGGCGAAATCCCGGCGTGCCATTCGTGTTTGGCCTCGCAACGACTCCAAGGAACCAGTCATAAGAAACGATGGCGCGAGTCTGGAGCATCGGATTCGACAGGTCAATGTCGTTGTCGCCAAACGTCTTCACATTCACGCGGAACGACGGGCTGCGCGGAACCTTCTGCCCCAAGAGCTCAGAAGCTAGCATTGCCTCGCGTCCGATGAAGTACGACGCATAGCCAGTCTTGCCGTTTGAGGGGTAGTTGGCGTAGGTCGGGACGGTCTGGGTGCGGATGATGCGGCAGCCGGACCACTCAAGAATCTGGTAACCGCGAGCGATTCCACCGCGAAGAGTCGCAGCGCCCGAATCAGAGCGTTTCAGAGTGTCCACGGCACTGCCGGCAGAGTTGTCAGAAAACATGTCGTAGGACGTGAATGGGTGCATCAGGGAGGTGTACATGCCACCTTCCCGGACTGGCACCGCATTGCCCACAAGCTGCGCTTCGCATTTGCGGATCGTGTTCGAGAGGAAGAATTCGTTGTCCTGCAGGTCAACACGGGCCGAAGATTGCGCCGTCGCAGCCGCTTCGAAAGCGTTGATCGCGACCAGATTTGAGGTCAGCGCACCGCGATACGAGAGGTTTCTTGCGGCGTCGAGCGTGATGTCGGCCAAAAACATCTGCTGGGCAACGTTTGAGATGCCGATCCAGTCGCCATACTCATCCGCGAATGAATCGCTGAATACCTGCGTCAGCGACAGGGATGGTCCGGGGACGCCTTCAGACAGAGTGGACGTTGCCGCCACATACGGCTGTTGCCCATAGAATTGCAGGGTGCGGCCAGAACGACGAGGCAAGGGGCGGAAGTCGCAGCCTTCCTCAAGGAATGGCGTATTGAACTGCCACTCAGCTATGGCCGTACGGTCATAAGCGATCTGCGGGAAGGCTGCTAATGTCCCAGACTGCACTCCAGGCGGAAGAAAACTCATATCGTGTACCGTCCTTGGCCCTGACCTTCAGGCTCTAGTGATTGTTTATAACCTAAACGCAACAATTTGCAACTAAAATCATGCCCGACGTGCGGCGTAAGTGTCCCTCAGCGCCTCGTCCGGATTCTTTCCTTCTGCCTGAATGCCCTGCTTCCACATGTCCATAATTTGCTGCGGAGTGGCATCCGGTGGAATTTCAGGTGTCTTTTGCGGTCCGGTCGCGGCAGTTCTGCGGGTTCCGGACTCCTGCGAGCTGCCAAACATGGTCGAGCCCGTAGCCGCCTTCTTCGGCGGCGTGGTGGTGGTCTGCGTGGTCGCGGCGACAGCCGCCTTCACGGGTTCAGTCTTAGTTTCTGTCGTGGTCGTAGTCGTGGTCGTTTCTTCCACTCGTGCATCCAGCAAGCCTTCCGCCTTCAGCGCGTCATATGCTTTTTGGAAGTTATCCTTGCTCGGATTGTCTGCAAGTCCTAGTTCTACAAGCTTATAACCCATAAGCTTGCCGTTTCGTGTTCCTCCGGGCCAGTCTGAGGACTTCAGGAACTCATCCCGGGCAGTATCGAATCTGCGCTGGAAGTCGTTCGAGCGGTCCTGTTCCATGACTTTCTTCAGCTCTTCGGGCTTGATGCCGCGCTTTTCGAGGATCTTGTCTACCACTCCGCCCTTTTCAATGAACTCTTCCAGTGCAGAGGGATCACCCTGCGACATGCGGATCGAGAGCGCCGCGAGTTCATCGGCAGTGAATGCAGGCTTCGGCGGCTCAACTTTTGGAGGTTCCGGCTTCGGCTTGCCCATCTCATAGGCTTGTGTGGCCGTCTTCACCATCGACAGCAAGTGTTCGGGCGAGTCCGCCTCGAATTCCACTTCCTTGCCGCCAATCAGAAAGGTTTCTTTGACCACGACCGGGGCAGGCGGATCAACCTTCTTCTCCGGCTCGGCTGCCTTAGTCGAGACGAATTGGCCTTTCTCATCGCGCGGCTGGTTGTGCAGAATGTCGCGGATTTCGTCCGATGACGTGGATTCGTTGAGTGCTTTCAGGACTTCGGCGGACATCTCTTCTTTTGCCATTAGTGGCTCCCTGCTACGCGCATATCGCTGTCAAATGCTGTCATGGCCGCAGCCCGTAACTGGTCGGACTGTTCAATCTTTTCCCGCTCACTGAGCGCCCCGCGTGCTTCATTGACTCCCGCACTGATCGCCTCGAACATGCGTGCGAAGAGTTGCTGATGGTGCTCTTTCGCAGCTTGGG